TCCTTAAAAATTGAAGACGCATACGTTACAGAAGAAGACCGCGTTTTAGACCCCTCCTTACTAGACAAATCCCTAACAGACCGGCTTCCTCAACCAACTGGTTGGAGAGTTCTTGTGATGCCTTATCAAGGCAAAGCAACGACGGACGGCGGTATTGTTTTGCCGGATGAAGTTCTCAAACGAGAGCAACTGGCAACAGTTGTTGCATACGTACTAAAAGTTGGACCACTTGCTTACAAAGACCAAACAAAATTTGGCTCAGAAGCAGAACCGTGGTGCAAGGAAGGAGATTGGGTGTGCATTGGACGTTATTCTGGCTCTCGATTCCGTATTGATGGAGGAGAGATCAGAATCATCAACGATGATGAGGTCATTGCCACGATTCTAGAACCAGGAGATGTGATGAATGTCGGATGAAGATATTAAGCAAACAGAAACAGAGACTGAGGATGAACAATCCGTTGAAGTCGAAGTTGAGCAACCCGAAACTGAGAATGAAGCAAAAGAGGTCCCAGCGGAGACTGAAACTCAGACGGCTCAACAACCTTCGGAACAACCTGAACCGGTCGAGGATGAACACGAGCAATACAGCAAGAACGTCCAAAAAAGAATTAAAAAACTAACGGAAAAATACCGTCAGGAAGAAAGGGACAAAGAAGAAGCCGCTCGTATTGCCCAGGTTCTTAAAGAAGAGAACGAAAAACTAAAAGCACAAATTGGTTCTACTCAACAAGCTCACCTGACCGAATACGGTAGCCGTTTAGAGAATCAACTAAACATAACCAAGCAAGCAATCAAAGACGCGCACGACCGCGGCGACATTGATCAAATGATCGAAGCACAACAGGCGCTGTCAAAGATCTCGATAGAACAAGAACGTTATCGTTTGGCAAAAGAGCGTCAAGATCGTTTGCAAGTTCAAAAACCTGAAGAAGAGGAGCAAAGAACTACAACAGAGCCCGCTCCTCAACAACAAGCCCCAGCACCAGAACCTGATAAAAGGGCACAAGCTTGGGCAGAAAAGAACGAGTGGTTTGGTCAAGATGAAGTTATGACCTATGCCGCTTTTGGTATTCATAATAAACTTGTTGATGAAGAAGGGTTTGACCCAACGTCCGATGAGTATTATGCTGAGATTGACAAAAGGATAGTTGCGGAGTTTCCGCATAAGTTCAAAAGTCAAAAAACAAGAAGTAATCAGGTCGCCTCTGCTGATACTTCGGCTTCTAGAAAACCATCAGGGCGCAGAACAGTCAAGCTGACTCCATCAGAAGTCTCAATGGCGAAAAGGCTTAATGTTCCGCTGGAAGAATACGCCAAGTATGTCAAGAGATAAGGAGAGAAGGATGACAAATACACGCACACCACGCGCAGCAAAAACACGCTCAACAGAAGAGCGCAGAAAACCGTGGGCACCACCAAGTCGGTTGGATGCACCACCTGCCCCAGAAGGCTATGTACATCGTTGGATACGGACTTCTCTTCGTAATGAAGAGGACACTATGAACGTTCATACTCGTTTACGAGAGGGATGGGAACCAGTGAAGTCTGAAGAGTATCCAGAATACGATTACCCGGTCATCAATGAGGGCAAACATGCGGGCGTTATCGGCCAAGGTGGTCTGATGTTATGCCGCATACCTGTAGAAACAGCGCAGGAAAGAAACGAGTATTACGGGGGCCGTACCCGCGAACAAATGACTGCTGTTGATCAGGACCTGATGAAGGAACAACATCCTTCAATGCCTATTAGTCAAAATAGGCAATCTCGTGTAAGTTTCGGAGGACGTGATCGTGACTCCGAGGGATGAAGGCAACTTTTAGTGGTGATCTAAAATGGCAAACACTAATGTAGGCTTCGGTTTGAAGCCAATTAATACCGCTGGTAGCACACCTGCTACTCAGGGTACTAATACATACTTCATCGACAGCAATGCGTCTGCAATTTACCAAGGTTCTCCGGTCATAGCGACAGACGGCGGCGAAATCGCTGTCTCTAGTTCGGCATCAGGTGATACTTTGAAATTTGTAGGTGTATTTGCTGGCTGTGAATATGTATCTTCTGCGACAGGCAAGAAAGTTTTTTCAAACTACTGGCCTGGATCAGGCGCGGACACAAACTTCGACATTGTCGGATTTGTGTACGATAACCCGATGCAACGCTTTGTTATCTGCTCAGACGCTACTCTGACTGATAAAGCAACGGCGATTGCAACCATCTTTGAGCTTGCTGAGTTCTCAGCTGAGTCCGGTAAGGGCGCGGCAGATGGTAGTACAAGCACTGGCATTTCAGCCGGACAGTTGGACGTGTCTACTGTGGACGCGACAGATGCTTCACATCCTTTGAAGATTGTGGGTATCTTGGACGATCCAGAGAACGCGGACTTTACTGCCGCTGGTATTCCTTTGATTGTAATGATCAACAACCACGCGCTTCTGACCGGTTCGGCTGAAGCGACCGTAAGTTAAGAGGGGTTAGATAATGGCTATTTCTCGCGCACAACTAGCGAAAGAACTTGAGCCGGGACTCAATGCCCTCTTCGGCATGGAGTACGCCAAGTACGAAAATCAACACTCAGAGATTTACACCACTGAGTCTTCAGACCGTGCGTTTGAAGAGGAAGTGATGCTCTCTGGTTTCGGAGCAGCCCCTACTAAGGGTGAAGGTTCTGGCGTATCGTATGACGACGCGCAAGAAGCGTATACTGCTCGTTACAACCACGAGACTATTGCTCTGGCATTCTCGATCACTGAAGAAGCGGTTGAAGACAATCTGTATGATCGTCTGTCATCTCGTTACACTCGTGCTCTTGCCCGTTCAATGGCTCACACTAAGCAAGTCAAAGCGGCTTCAGTACTGAACAATGCGTTCTCTGCTGGTGCTAACGCTGGTGGCGACGGTGTGGCACTTGTGTCTGCATCACACCCACTGACTTCTGGTGGCACTTTCTCTAACACTCCATCAACTCAGGCTGACCTGAACGAAACATCTCTTGAAGATGCTTTGATCAGCATTGCTGGCTTCGTTGATGAGCGTGGACTGAAAGTTGCACTGCGCGGTACTAAGTTGATTATTCCACGTCAACTTCAGTTTGTTGCAGAGCGTCTGATGGTCTCCAACCTCCGTGTTGGTACAGCAGATAATGATGTCAACGCTATCCGTTCTATGGGTATGTTGCCTGGTGGCTATGCCGTCAACGACTTCCTGACAGATCCAGATGCGTTCTTCGTCATGACAGATGCTCCTCGTGGTTTTGTCCACTTTGAGCGGACACCGCTTTCCACTAACATGGAAGCGGACTTTGACACAGGCAACATGCGCTACAAGGCGCGTGAGCGTTACAGCTTTGGATTCTCTGATCCTCGTGCTGTATTTGCCTCTCAAGGTGCGTAAAACAAAAAAAGGGGCCGAAGCCCCTTTTTTTGTAGGTAAAGATGTGTTTTTATAGAAGAACACTCATTGGGATACCCTCATATCCCTCCCCTAGACGGGAGTGCTTTGCACTCCCGTTTTTTTATGTATAATCATAGTCACTTCTGACGAATACATCCTGTATTCGACACTAGCCAAGACAGGAGACTCACATGGCTAATACGACTTTTTCGGGAGCAGTCCGCTCTGAAAACGGTTTTCAATCCGTAACTAAAAACTCTACAACTGGTGCGATTACAGTAGGCACTACCTATTCGGACATTATTACTGGCAGTGTTCAGTCTTTGTCAGGAGCAGGAGCAGTTAACCTTACAGATCTGATCACAGAGGTAACTACAACTGGTGCTGATGCATTAACTCTTGCTGATGGGACGGCAGGCCAAGTTAAGATCATTACAATGATCGTTGACGGTGGTGACGGAACTCTTACTCCAACAACTCTTGCAGGTGGTACTACGATCACCTTTAATGACGTTGGAGATGGCGTAGTTCTTGTTTATGGCACATCAGGTTGGGTTGTTGTAGGAAACAATGGCGCGACAATTGCGTAAAAGAGGTGACCTATGGCTAGTGCAATTACGGCTAAAACGGCCACAAGCACGGGAACACTGCTTGGTGGTAGGAATAGGCTAAAATCCTTTTACGTTAAGACGGCTTCTAGCGGCTCTCCAGCGATTGTTTTCAAAAACGGGAGCGGTGGAGCAACTCTATTGTCCATGGTGTTTCACACTTCAGACGATAATCAAATAACTATTCCTGACCACGGAATAATTTTTGATGATGAGTGCCACGTTACGCTGACTAACATTGATTCCATAACTGGTTTCTTTGGCTGATGGCTACAAGAAAGTCAAAAATGCCTGCCCGGAACAAAAAGAACTTTCGTTCTACTAAATCTGGAGCAGGCATGACTAAAGCTGGGGTCGCGGCATATCGCCGCAAAAACCCTGGAAGTAAGTTACAGACAGCTGTAACAGAAAAGAAACCCTCAAAAGGAAGAGCAAAACGTCGGAAGTCTTATTGTTCTCGATC